GTATGGAAACTGATACTTCACATTGGGACACTGAGTTGGCAGAAATGATCCAGAAGTACTTTCCGGACGGTTACCCTCCGAAGCCGCCGGTGGTACCTCCGGAGATCCAGTTCCCGTTCATGATGGTGTTTCATAGGAAGAAAGTCACGGATCAGAATTACAGGTATCTGGCCGCTGCCGCTATTCACAATATCTCCGACATGATAATCCTGAAACGCAACCTAAAGAGCAAGGGCTGGCCGACCATGACGATGATGTTTGACCTGCCGGACTTCATGAAAATCGATACCGGCTTCCGTTACAGAATGTGGTGGTTTCAGAACTGGGACGACATCTCCCGGATCCTGTCGCCTTCCGATCTGGAGCTGCTCCCGGACCTGAAAGAACTGTTCCCGTGCCCGACGGGGCAAGTGAAGGACAAGAAAGGGCAGTACAAGTTAATATTTTAAGGTATGAGACACATTCGTGAAATAAAGGACCTGCCGATCTCGGAGCTCACCGACGAAGAGATTGTAAAGGCTACCATGTACCGGCTCAATACAAAGGCCGTTATGTTAGCCTACGATGATCCGGAGCGCAATAGATGGGTATTCCTTGGACATTATAAGAAAGACGGAAGGACTATGCTGACACAGCTCAGCAGGGCTTGGGAGGAAAAGTTTGGTAAGTTTAAAAAGATGGAGGAAGAATAGATATGCCACTTCTAAACAATACAAAAGGAGCCTACAGCCTCGGATATAGTGAGACATACATGCAGGGAGAAGTCGTTAGGATGCTTGGAGAATATGAATTTACCTCAAGCGATGGTCAGCTTGAAATCATGACACCAAAAATTTACCGGGAAGTCCATGTCCCGGAGATTGGCCGGATCAGCGATATTATTGTCTACTTCTCTGATCGGAAGATCTTCAATATCGAATGCAAACTGTTTGATGCAAATGAGGTTTTAAAACAGGCAAAGGACCATCTCCTTTGGGCTGATTATTCTTATGCCTGCTTTCCCGGTAACATTTATCTTCCAAATTACCGACGCAAACAAATGATTGAACATGGGATCGGCCTTTTGTACTATATTCCCGAGTCTGGTCTCATTGAGGGGATCATGGCTGAGTATAACTTGAAGAAAAATAAAGATACGTTAATCCGGCGAAATCTCCTTAGTACACTGAGGCGCATGGATGCGACTAATGCTCAGATAAAATTTGACTTTAAATCAGATACACTGTAATGACCGCTCCGACCTGCATAAAATGTCACCGCCAAACCCCGTCAGTGATCCCGACCGATGATGGGCCGGTCTGCTTCACCTGCTTCTCCGAATCAAAGGATCCGCACAAGGCAAAGCGGGTCCTGAAGCACGAGGAAGCGGACATTCAGGTTGACTTCTTTGATAAGGTAAAACTGTTCTTCCCCGGGCTCCCAGGTAAGTTGCTTTTTGCGGTCCCCAACGGTGGCAGCCGGAACAAAATTGAGGCAAAGAACTTGAAGCTCCAGGGCGTCAAATCCGGCGTGTCGGATGTCATCCTGCTGATCCCAAAGAAAGGGTATGCCTCTTTATGCCTGGAATTCAAAACCCAATCAGGCCGGCAGTCTGACGAACAGAAGGAATTCCAACGGCAAGTCGAAATGTGCGGGAGTAAGTATGTGATTGTGAGGAGCGCTGCGAAGGCGATCGAGGCGATGAAGAATTATTTAAATTAAGTAACTTTGAAAAAATTTTGAATCATGAGGCACAGAATCGAAACATTAACAGACAAGTCGCTCGCTGAATTCAGAGTGCTGTGTCAACTCGAAAGCGGCAGATTCGCTTGCTTTGATCTTCCGAGAAATGAGAATATGCTGATTGCAGAGCTTGGGGAGATTTATAGCTACATGAAAAACCGGGGCGAAAAGACAAAGGCAGTATTTATTCCAATTCAGGTTTTTTTGACAAAGGCCGTACATGGTGTATCCGAATTATATGGGTCTTCGTTCAAGCCGGAGTTTATTCAAGACCTGGGTATTTTTACCGGTGTAAATATCGTTTTATATAATCCGTCGTCGATGGGGATGTTCGTTGATCTTTAAAAACACAAATCATGAAAAAGCCTTATATTTCAACAAATCAAAGATTAAACATTCGGCTCAATACAACGTATGGGGCGATATTGGTAGTTGGCTTAAAAGTCAAAATCTTAATTCGTGAAATTTCTAAGGTCATAAAATAAATAATCAATGGAAGAACTTGAAATAAAACTATAAAAACCCGGTCAGCCACCGGTTTTTTTATTGCTCATCTGAAATACAAAAACCGTCGAAAATTATATACAAAAATCATGTTAAATTATATAACGAAAAACCCCCGGCCAACACGTGAACGGGGGAAAATCTAACTAACCTAAATCACGAAACTAAACCAAACCCTTTATAAATGAAATTATTTTACTTAAAATTCCCTTCTTGCTCAAATACTTATACAAAACATAAAGCAAGGCCGCAATGATGATTAACCTAAAACTCATGATCTGCCAGCTCTGCCATTTTGTAAGCTTATTTACTTCCTTTGTTTCGACAACCGGATACGGCACCTCCTTTTCAGTCTCTATTTTAACCGTGTCCGTTTTCAGGACGTCCCGGTTTTTATAGATGTATTTGTACTTTTCAATAAACACCGTATCCCCTTTGTCCCGGATATACACACTGTCCCTTTGAATGAGCGTGTCAACCTTCAATACTTCCCGGTCCTTGTATTCCGTCCAGGTGCTGTTTACCGGAACATACTTTGTCGTCTTGCACCCTGCAAGGACAATAATCAGTAATATGATGAAAATATTTTTCATGTTAGTTGAATTTTTTTGTCTCGCTTAACTCTTCTTCGTAGTAATAAAGAGATGATATACCTGCCCCAAACGATACCATGTACATGATGCTTCGTTCACGGCGACAGTATTTCCAATCAATCACAATACCAGGGTCAGATTCCGGGGTCGTAAAATAAACGGTCTGGCCGATGTCGAATCGTGGTGTGATGGTTATTGGTTTCATTGTATGTAGTCAGCGATTATATAGATTGATCGTTTGTTTCGGATCTTCTTATATACTCCATCACCTTCCCGGCCTCCGGATCCGTCTGTATTTCCCTCGATCGTTTCGTAGCTAAACCGGCTTTCCCCAGTGATCAGCCCAACATGAGCTACCCGGCGTTTGGATTCAAAGTATAGTCCGAAGACCTGGCCGGGTTTCGCTTTAAATTCCTGAAGCGTTGGCTTGTTTTTTTTGTAGACAACATTGTATCTGAACCAGTCCGGACACCAGGCGCTTTGAGGATTATCAATTCCGGCCTGATCGTGGCACCAAGTGACGAATGCAGCACACCAGGCATAACCTTTTCCTAGCTTCACAGATCGTAAATATTGTTCAACCTCCGGTCCGTCGTTATTTCCTGTCTGCTCCCGGACCCCGACCTGAGACTCTGCCACCTGAACCAGCCGGCCTCTTAACCCGGCTGCCGGTAAATCAAGGTACAGGAAAACCAATAATATTAAAGCCAGTATCTTCATAGCGAAAAGGCTAATAGTCCGGATAACACAGCGAAAATGGCAACCCAAAACAGGCTTACTTTGACCTTTTCCCATTCAGTAATTGACTGCACTCCGCCTTCTGTTTCATCGTCCAGTTTATCCCATGACTGTGGGCGAGTCTTTTTAATCCACAAGAATGCTGCGCCGAGGATGATGCAGGATCCAAGGACACCGAAAGGTATTTTCTGAAAGTATCCTACTGGATAAGTTTCTGTACCAGCAAACCGGCTAAGAATCCAGAATGCGAACCACACCAGTGCGGCCATAATGGCGATGTAAAACATCACCTGCTTTTTACTCCATTTAAAAAATCTTTTTATTGCTTTCATATATTAATTATTTAATACTTTGTCTTGCATTTTTTCAATCTTCCTGTTCATCTCAATCAGCTGATCTTTAACCTGCTGAATTGTGATTTCATACACGGTTCGATCTGCCTTATCTGCTTTTAGATCCTGAATCTCTTTTGAATGTTGTGAGAGCTCATTTTGTGTGTTGAAATAAAATGGGATTGTCGCGATGACTACAATCACAAGCAGACTTCCACCGGCAGTCCATAAAGTCTTTTGTAATTTTTTCAGAAAATCATTCTCCTGTTCGCTCATATTGTTCTTTTTTTAAAAAACCGGCGCAATCACGGAGACTGCACCGGAAAATCAAATCAATAATAAATCACAGTCTCAGATTAAAATATAAATTGATTGAAAAATTATCTTTTTGGAGCACTTTTATTCTTTTTTATGTATTTTACGTTCTGTACATTTGTTAGAAAAATCACAGCTATGAAAAAACTAATCTTACTTTTATTGATCGCTGTATCTTTTTCCTGTTCTGATAGTTCGTCAGTTACAGATGAACTGACGATTAACGGGAAACTGCTGACAAAGGCAGAGATGGATATTTACGCACAGACCGGGTGTATCGCGGAAGACCCCGAACTTATCGAGGACATGACCCTTTTTACTGATACAACAACAAATTACCGGTACCTCTACGGATCGAAAAAAGACACAATCAATAACATTACAAGCTTTTGGGTATCAAAATTTGAGGCAAACGGAGACTGTATTTATGATCTTGTGAAGGAAAATACCGTCAATACCTATGCCGGAGGCCTTGCGGTTCTGTCTGACGGGAACTTAGTAGTTTCTGATGTTTATATGAGGGTTGATTATCCGGAGCTGATCTATGAAACGATCCCTACTGTAATCTCGCAGGCCGGGTCGATAACAGGGACTACTGACGTTCCGGACGGGTATATTTATACGGATGTTAGTGTGTTCGATGACTTTTTCTTTTGTACAATAAATAAACAGGAATTGCAGAATAATCCGTTCGTAATAGAATATGCCGCTCAAATACGTAATAATGGAACTCTTTTAAAAAAAGACGGTTATTTAAATTTTCCAAATGATTATGCTATCTGGAATGATGAAGATTATTATGTCGAAATAACAGATAAATTAATAAAAAAATGGAGCGTAAATCCCATTCCTGGCAAAATTTGGGATCATGCTATATCCCTTCCATCATTCTATCAATGCGATATAAACGCTTCATTTAAAGGTGATGAAGTTACTGTGAATTATAGCCTATTATTCGAAGACGGAGACAAGAAAACGTATACTTACAGGATATCATATATTTCAGGATTTTTGCTGTAATAAAGATTCAAGTCTATTGATTTTGTCTCTAACTTCCTGCCTTTCATTGTGCAGGGATTCAATTTCATAAGGCGTAGTTTCACCTATTAAACTCGCTTCATAGCTTTTAATTATTTTGTAATCAGAGTCAGCCAACTGCTTTTTAAGGATATCTATATTTCTTTCAATTTTTGAAAAATCAAGTGTTTTTTCATACCTATAGCCGATCTTGTAGCCAAAATCATAAGGGAATGCCCGAACCCGGTAATTTTCTTCGCACTGTTGTATTTTAGATTCATCTATTTCGTCAATTGGTTTCCACCCCTTTGCTGTTAGCTCCTTGATTTGCTGTTCAACGGTAGTAGTCCGTTCATGTATTTTACCATCATCACCCGCATAGGGTTCAATTTTTTCCCTAATTAATACCGACATTGGGCGGCCATCTTCATCAATATATCCGTATTCTATCATAATTCATATTTTTATTTTATCTTTCCCATCTACTTGCCAACCAATAAGAACCATCATATTCAAGCATCCAAACCCAGTTTAGATTTTCCATCTCGAATGAATCAACATTCCCAGTTCCTTTTTTAATCCATGATGCAAAATCATTAACATATAGACGACCACCGTCCCCGGATCTTCTGAAATAATATCTTTTACCCGGAACGCGACCATTATTTGCAGTTGTCGGAAGATACACATTGCAAGTACTAGTTCCGATGTAATTGATATACTCATAATCGAAACCGCCAAGAGATTCGAGGTTTAATGATGTAGCTGTAGTTCTTAAAATAGGTCCGCACATTTGGCCATTTACCCGGCCATAAAAAGTTATACTTTCACCAGCACGGGCGTGATGATTTTGATTGCCATAGCCAGTAAAGACATTTCCTTCTCCGTAAGTGTTTGCGAGAGCGTAAATCCCTTCTCCACCAGATCCGTATGTAGTGATTGACAAAGCCCGAGAGCCGTCTGCACGCATTGCCATTAATGTGGAACTTGCGTCATTTATTCGAAGGAATTTTGTTCCTGAATAATACACCTCCAAAATCGCATCTGACAACTTCATCGTCGGATTACCAAATGAATCACCATCCTTGTACAACTCTATAGCATTGATAGGGGTTATAGAGTCTCCGTTAACGTCTCTCGCCCTGTTTATTTCTATCCTTTTCCCTGATGGAGCTGTGTACAAGTACTTAACCCCCAAATTCTCAATGTACGCCAACTCAGCAAACAACAGCTGCGTAGCTACACTCTCAAAGCTTGCTCCAAAGCTGTTCCATTTTGCTGTATTTGTGGGAACTACTCCGCTGAACGTTCCTGCATCCGTTCTCGCTACATAATAAGAGCTACTATACTTAACGACGTCAACCCTTTGTGAGTTTCCATAATAGGTTTTCCCGCTATCGTAATTTCCCTGGAAGGCAATAGCCGGTCCAGATGGTCCCTGTGCACCTGTGTTCCCTTGCGGTCCTTGCGCGCCTGTTGCGCCAGTGGCCCCAGTGGCCCCAGTGGCACCTTGAGGTCCCTGTTCGCCCTTAATCCGGACAGCGGCCGACCAGTTTTCAAGTAATGTAGATCCGTCATATGTTTTCTTTGCTTTCGTGAACCACAAGTATTCCAACGCGCCGGTGCTGGGTGGAGTTGTTGACCAGCCGGATGGATTAAGGTCTGTAACCGTCAGTGCCGGAGCAGAGGAGGTTGAACCGTTCTTTGCATACCGGTATTCAATGAAGGGACCATTTGAGCCATTGCTTCCATCCTCCCCGTCAGAGCCGTCAAAACTATACTTAGACCATAATGCAGGAGTAGAAAAAACACTCCATACACCATTGGCTTTAGTACGTTTGCACACCCACTCGTATTGATAGGTTGATGTCACTCCGCTCATATCATCAGTCCAACCCGAGGGTACATAATCATCAGTCTGTGATGTTCCTGGTGTGGAAGGAACAGAAGATGTTGTCGTTCGCTTGAAGATAAACTCAACGCTTTTCCCGTCTACTCCATCTTGTCCATCTTCGCCATCAAAGCTATATTTTGCCCAAACCTTCGGAGTTGAGAAGGCTCCCCAGGTTCCTGTTGTTCCTGTACGTTTGCTGACAAATTCATATTGCATTGAAGAGGTAACGCCCTGTTGATTGTCCGTCCAGCCAGAGGGAATATAGTCGTCAGTGCCGGATACGCTTGTGGGAGTTGTGGGAGTTACACCTGTATTGTTTCGCGTGAAGATGAATTCCACACCAGATCCATCCTCCCCATCATCGCCATTAGTTCCGCCAGCTGCCTTAACTGTCCAGTATGACCCCTCTACGGGCGTATGACCGGAACCGGGGGTCTCGTTGATGAATTGCCATGTGCTGCCTGAATAAGTTACTTCATCACCTTTGTAATAGATATAGGAGGCATTATAAGCCCCCCGGTAAACACCAATAGGTGATTCATCACCGGATTGGGACTGCACCAACGAGCCTTTTATCTTAACGTTTTGAAGGGTTGTTGTATCTTCTTCTGAAACGTTGACATCAATTCCTCCAAACTGAATTTGTTCAGAGTCCAGATCAATATAGTTCTCTCCGGAGATGGATTGAACACGGCCTGTTGTAATTTCCCGGCCATTTATCCAAGTCTTGCCGTAGCCTGTCTTGAAAGTCCGGATCCCTTTGCTGTCAACAGGCAATAAAGTCCCTACTGGGAAATAGAACGATGTTTCTTGATTGGAGGAAATAATTTCAGTTGTCAGCTCCCATACAGATGTTGCCTGAGCTTTGGAACACTTTGCATATAAATAGTAAGCACTCGCAGCTGTAAGCCCTGAAAATGATCCTTCAGCAATAGCCCAATCGAATGATTCTGATCCTGCGATTGTAATGCTTATTTCCAGATGCGAAAGCGTGCATGCCGGAGCGTAGAAAGAATTGGCGTCGCCGCCGTTATTTTCCACGAAAGTTGGTGTAGGGGTATGTAATATAAAGTTCCCGGCACTGGTCCCGCTCTCGATCAGCAGGGCTGCAATACGCTTAGCTGTGATCAGATCCTGATCGAATTCGTTATCTGCATCAAGAAGATAGTCCCGGAGTGTTTTCATCGAAGCGGTATTTCTTCTGGCTGACTCGATTGATTGCCGTTTCGTCTTGACAATATTCTGTTTGTTTTTCGCCGTGTCCAGGATCACCCGCTCCGACGTGGTGTAAAGGACCGTGTCGGAAATGGTCGCTTTGATCTTGTTAGGGTTGACAAGCGGGTATTCGATCTCCATCACCCGGATAAGTTCATCAATCCCAAGAGCAGCGTCATAGATAGTCACCAGATCGCCTACCTTCAGGTTGATACTTTGAGCCTTGACATACTTCTGATCGATCTCCAGCTCATAAGTTACCTGCGGTACACTGTTTTGATCAAGATATTCCTGTGTGGCTGCTTGTAATTCCGTTTCTGCCGCGTCAATATAACTTTGCGGCATAGAGATGTTGATCAAAGTATAAGTGTCTCCTGCAACCGGTAAATTAAGGCTGTTGGGAAGGACATACCCGTCGCTTTCCTCAAAAGCATTGAAATAGATTCTTTTGTTTTCATGATCGTATTTCCATATCTCAAACTGATACCCGGAAAGGTCACCTGACTTGAACACGATCGTGGCCGTCTGGCCAGCAACCAGGTAATCATTAATGTCGAAGTCCAGGCCTGTATCTTCGACGTATGAAGCGTTCGGGTTGAAATTGCCGTCGCCGTCGTACTCGATGTGTACACCTGAAATAGTCCCGGTCCGCTTTGGATAAATATTCTCGTCATTAAATACTCCTTCAATGATCCCGTACAGGGCAGTGTTGGCTTCCAGATAGCGGCTCTCGAACACCAGTTTCTTTGCCCTATTCCGGTAGTCAGATCCGATGTTTGTCGATCCTCCGAAGCCGTAAACTCGGGTGACAATGTTTTGATCGCTCACCTGTACCCGGGTGAGTTTATATAGACCATTTCCACGGCCATATTCGAACCTGTTATTTGTGTCTGTTCCGATGCTTGCCTTCAGGCTTATCGCCTTGCTGTCGATATCGAACTCAAGCTTAAATTCATCAGCCACCTGCGTTAGTGCCTGACGGCAGGTCGTGTTTGAGAAAGATATTGTTATTTCATCAGCGTCATCAACCGTTCCAATAGTCCAGCCCGAATCAATTTGATTTGCCTGGTTAACGATCAATGTAATGAAATCAACCGGGGCACCGGTATAATCAAATTCAGAAAGGCCATCATAGAGGAATAATTTGTTGTAGAGGCTATATTCCGGCCCTTCAAATTCGATCGCATATTTGTAAGTTTTGTTGTTGACCTTTTGTATTTCCGGGAGCCGGTTGATTGAATAATTTACCTCATTCCAGACAACATGGTCGCCAAGCTGTAAGCCGAGCGGAGCCGGAGCATAGAACTCCGCATTGACTTTGTTGTCAGCCATGAATTTTTTTGAAAAGACCGTGCTTTCGTCAATTTCAACCGATGCGATTATTGATGTGTTTCGAAGAATGTCCATGCTGATTAATTAATTTATCCCTTCATTCCTGCACTTCTGTTTTATCCCCTCTGCGAACTCGTTGAAAGCGATAAAGTCAGGATCAGAAGGGTTTGTTATTCCTTTTCTTAGTGCCGATTCAGACTCACCGTCAGGGAACTGTTCTTTCAATACCTGATCAATGATCCTGTTGTAGGTAGCCGGGTTTTTAACCTTATATTGTTCCTCTGCAAAATGCAATATTTCTGTTTGACCTTCATTTTCAATTTCTTCACTGTACCTGTCAAAGTTGACTAGGGAATATTCCCCGAGATTCTCGATAAAAACATTACTGGTTATTTGAACTCTCTTTTCCATGTCAGTTATTTTTAAGTGTTCCTTCAATATAGTAGCCCCTGTTCTGCTTAATTACGACACCTTCAAGAGGCAAATAGCTTTTCTTTAGTTCTGTCAATTCTTTTGGATTAAAGTCATCCCGTACAGGAATAAAGTGTTCCTGAAGCTTCTTTAAATAGGAGGCAATATAATCGTAACCACCCTTAATGAAGCACTTCTTTCCTTGATACCTTACTTGCATCATAACCCACAGATGACCTGCTTTCTTCGTTGATTCACGGACATCAAAATCAAGGATATCAATTTCTTCGTCAACGATCTTGTCGATCTTGATTGGACTCCCATCAAACGGGCGTTCAATCCGAATGTCTAAATCAGTAATTTTCATATGTCTGTTATCCTCCTTAATTACCTTTTGTATAAAATTTTTGCTATTACAGTACATCAGGATACCTTTATAACTTGTAATCGATTTTTGTTTATTCCTTCTTTTTGTAATTGCCTTTTTTGTCCGTTTCCGGAGCAATGTATAATGTGGTCGGAACACATACCCGCAAATGTCAGCCCCAAGGCGAACCGGGAAAATCCGGGCATTGCTCTTCAGAGTCAATCCTAATTCATAATACAGGAAGTTTTTTATTCTCCACTTAATCTGATGTAATTCTTGCTTGCTGTCAGAAAGGATCAGCGTATCATCCGCGTAACGGAAGTAATATTTTACTCCTATGTCTTCCTTGACAAACCGGTCGAATTTTCGCAACACCAGGTGACTGTTTATTTGTGCATCAGGAGATCCGATCGGCAGGCCCTTGTTTGAAAAGTTATGCTTATCAAGTAGCATGATTAGCTTTTTGTCTTTCAAATCATGTCTGTAAGCATGCCCGAATTTCTTATTGTCAACAGAAGGGTAGAACTTCTCGATGTCGCTCTGAAGCGCGTAAACAGAATATGGATCCAGCAGCGCCCTTTTCAGCTTATGAGTAAAACTATGTTTAAGAACTTTCGAATTGATTCCATGATCTAGAAGACAGTTGTACACATCGTCATTCAGGCTTTTCATCCACTTTCCTGACATCACGTTCAGAATCGCGTGCTGGCATACCCGGAAAGGATAAAAGTCCAGCTTATGGATTTCTCTATCCTTCCCTAAAGGAGTATGCTTTACAAATACATTATAATCACTACGGGTAACATCATAACGACCTTCTATCAGCATAGACTGTAGTTCCCTATTCAGTCGATTCATGTTCTCAAGGTAATACCGAACATCTTTCTGATTGCTCTTGTCTTTTGCAGCCTTCATCCCGGCTCTGGATATATTATCCAGGTCGTATACTTCCTCAAACTTATGTCCTACTCTTTTTGTCATTGTTCCGTGTGTGAATCCTTTATCCAGTTTTCGAGAATTAATCTACTAGCAGGATGCTGCTCTCTTTTAGCAGCTTGATTGTTATTTTTCGTCTTCCTGACGAGGCTCCCGCTTACTGAGTTATCACATGTTATCCGCCAACGATGTTCGTATTCGTAGCCGTAGGAGCGTTATTCGCATTCACGTTCCGACCTGCGCAACTCGTATTATTCGCATAGCCGCCACGAAAAGCACCCTTGGACACGGGCCGCCTTATTTCAACTGTCCGCTGCCGCAAGTTGCCCGGATCAAGTCGTCCGGGTCTCATGGGTTTGGGCAGATTTCAATTTCTCAAAGAACTGCACCCTTAAGGGTGCTGGAGGTCGGCGTTCCGCTTCGCTTCACTGAATGTTACACGATTAAGCGCACACGGAATCCGCCAACGAAGTACGTATTCGAAGCCGTAGGAGCGCTATACGCATGCACGTTCCGACCTGCGCAACTCGCAATATACGCATAGCCGCCACGAAAAGCACCCTTGCGGGCTTTCTTCCCTGCTGTTACTGTTCCGCTCATGTAATTATATGTACACTCTCCTGTGTGAAGGCTACCTCCTGGAGTCTTTCCCATGAGGCTATTATCATACAGTTGCAGATAATAGCTGTTAGAATTTACTCGCGAACCAATAAAGTTGTAGGTATCTTCAAATGCAAATTTCTGACCCGGATCCTTTTCAGTCACATCGGTGTCTGTTGTCATTTTTTCAATGTCATCAGTCTGATATCCGTAGTACTTATTTGCATCAGATCCGTCACAGACATAATCAATCCCCGAAGTCCAGACATAACAATTTCCCCAGCCAGCGATTCTACCAGATATTATCGCCTGTTCCAGTACATAGTCGATAACCATATTATTGACAGCCACATTATTCAGACCGTCGTAACCCGTGAAATTGGCGGTCACTAACTTCCGGACACGGGCGGTCATTTCACCGTCTGCGATGCCTTTCGAACCTGCTATGTTCGCATACGAATAAGTCGAACCGTCGTAAGCAAATTGAGTATCAGGAGCGATCCCGTTTGCTTTTGCATACGAAAGAGCCAGTTGTGCCTCAAACATTTTCAAAAATGGTCGATAGTTATTTAGAACTACCCAAAAATTGACATTTGATCCCTCAGAGGTTGCACGGAAGCGACCTGAAGCAAGGGTATAATAAGAAAAAGCACCGCCTGTTTCAGTTACCCTTACGCCGGTTTTTGTTCCCCATGTTGATGCTGAAGGAGCGCCGTCGTTCGTCGAGATACACCCTCCTAAAATACTTTGAGCATGTAAGTCCTTTGTCTGGAATTTTATAAAAAGCAGTGACATCCATAGCCTGTTATCAAGTTGAAAATCGTTTGCATAAGGAATGTTCTTCGTATTATCCGTGTTCTTATTCCGGGCATATAATTCATAATTAAAGCGGGAAGTTGATGAGGTAGGGCATCCTTTCCCATCCTCCAGGTATGACACGCCGCCAATACCTGCATTTCCGGATCCGGTATTGGAATTATCCCTTATGCACCGTTGCTTACTGTCTTTTACAATTGAAAAGTCCACACAGAGACCAATCGGTGCAAAGTATACAGCCTTATCCCCATCATAAGTAAACGGGCTGTCAGAAACGATATGTCGCTCGTAAGTAGCATTAGTTCCGCCCATTAGTGCGTAAATTCCTTCACGGTTCACCCACATGATATCCGAGCCGTCATCCAGAACGTCCACCCCATCGATGATAATATTCGAATCCGTGCCGTCCTCCATCTTTAACCAGTTTGTCTGATTAAGAAAACCAACGAACGCCCCGTCCTTCACTTTTGCCACCTTGAATTTATTCATGATAAGGTGATTAGTCTTAAACTGCTCTCCGCCGATCCAACGAGAGAAGGCCGGATCTGATGATCCTTTCAGGAACTCAACGCCGTAGAGGTTGCGGGAATAGGTGAATTGTTCAACTGTTGATAAGCGTTGATCATGATTGTCTGTGATTGTTTTTACGGCCTTGCTCGTCGGAAACTCCGTATCGCTATCATTGACGACAGTCTTTTTGTTTGCTGCATTTTCAGGGGTGAACTCTAAAGCTGACTGTTTCCCACTCCACGTCGTCCTTTCAGCATCTGTTACAAACCGGTTATTTGCATCCTGTGAGATGATTGAAGGTGGATGATTAACCGGATGGGTGTAGTTATTTGCATTTGCTTCAATCCCGGAAAGCTTCGTTTTTTCTGCTGCTGTATAGTCTTCTGATGAAAGCCCTTTGCCGGAAACTTTATCAACCTTATTATTAAGTCCTGGATCAACAATCAGTGTTTTGACATCCGACAGTTCAGTATATTCTGTAGCTGCCGTATCGGCATTGCTAATTAAAAGTGCATCTGTGCTTTTTAAGCCAGCTCGCTTAACGAATTCATCTTTGAATCTTTTCCCTGCCATAGCTTTATATTATTATGTTGTTATTGTCATATGTTAATATTTCATCTCCGGCATTTGTCAAAAGCATATAAAATGCATCGCTGGATATTAAGAGTTCGATCGAGAAAGAAGCGATAACCTCACCGGGTACCAGTACATTTGTTATGCTGAACCCATCTGCCGCAAAAGCCTGCACCTCGATTTCATTATTCAGGTTTAAGGTTCGCAACCCCGGCGATGAAAAAAGAAGATATAACCCCTTTATTTTAGATATAAAATCCGAGAGATTGTTTCCCTTTACAAAGCCGGTCAAGGTCAGTTTTTTTGCCTGCCTTTTCGTGACCTGGTAACCTTCTGATACGTACTTTGTGAAGTACTGTGTCTTTCCTTCCGGAAGTGCTGTGCGATCCTTTTGTGTGCTGACATGCAGGCCAAATGCCGTTGTCGGGATCCCATCTATTTTATAGCGTCCGGATCCGGTTGAGGGGAGCACTCCGCCTGTAAGGTCAACGACCGGTTCCCGGAACTTGATCTCAATCTCAGTGATCGTATTGTAATGAATAGGAGTAACAGAAGAAACCAACACACTGAACGTACCGAAAGGCGTTTCAAACGATACCGGACCGGTAAAGGCGGCAATAGCATCGTAAAGCTGTTTCAGTTTCCAGTATGATTGCCGGCCATACTGTAGCAATCCCATAAATGTAATATCCCGTCCTTCGAAGAATATCTCATCTTCATCTACATAAGGCTCGATCCCATCCTCATCGTCCCATTCATGGTAGGTATCCCCAGTTCGTTTTGGCAAATCGAAGCATCCGGATACGGCAATATGGGAGCTGGGGATCCGCCCCGGGATGATCCCATACGTTTCAAGATCGACATTATTTAGTTTGTAAGCACTCATACCCCGAGATCCCTCCCTGTTGATTGTGGTTTTGTGTTCGTTACGATCTGATCGAGCCTACTGACGGCGTTCTGAAGCTCAATCACGGTATTGTAGGTGTTAGCCTCGATCCGCACAAGATGGTCAATGCCTTCTTTCGTGTAATCGCGGATCACGCGGGTATCATCAGATGTTTTGCGCCATATCCCGGCCAGCTCTCCGCCGGTCTCTTCGGTGAGAGATTGAGCGGACCCAATGAGACCTGAAGCAGAAGACGAAGAGCTGGACCAATCGAAACCAGCCGCCTCTGCCGCCTTTTTATTCGCGTCCATGATGTCATCATACTGATCAACCAGATCATCTGCTCCGGAATAAAAGTTCTCATAAGCCTGCATGATGTCATTATAGTCTGATCCAGATGTGAGAGCAGAAGTCAGATCATCCTGAAGTTTTGTTAGCGAATTTGTAAAGACAGAATTAAAGGCAAGCTCACTTATGATATCTTCCAAGCCGGAACTAACGGTATCTTTAAAAGCTTTAAATCCATCCTTCCCATCTGACCAAGCGTCTTTTAAAGCCCCTGCCAAATCGGATCCAATTTCACCGGCAAGGCTCTTGACTGCATCTGCAATAGCCTCATTGGCGGCGTCAATTTCATTCTGGTATTCGATCCAGGTTTTTAAAAGCTGTTCACTGTCATCCTTCAGTAATCCCGAATCAACGATGGTTTGCGCCAGCTCTGTGTTTAGATTTCCGGCCTGATCAACTAAATCAGAAAATTGCTCGTCAGGAAACAGTTTTGAAAAGCTTTCACCAAGATCTCCGTATACATCTTTCGATCCGATTGTAATTCCAAGAAACTTTTTCTTTTTAACTCCTGTTTTTATGTCAAGATCAGAAAGAGCATTTTCTAAAGAACTTCCTTTTAATGATTTATTTAGATTATTTTGTGCGTCAATTAACGCTTTCGAAGCATTAACAGCATTTGTTTCATAATCTGTAATAAAAACATTTGCCTGGTCCTGAAGCCGGATCTGTTCGTTTAGGGTTGCATTATATTGTAGTTGCAGTTCAATGAGGTCTTTCATCCAAGCTTCTTGTGCTGCCCGATATTCTTTCGCTCCTTTAGTAAGTGTATTATATGTTTCTACAACTCCGTTAAGAATAGCTATCGGATCACCGGTAGCAAGACCTTTTGCCATATCCAAAGCACCTTGACCAATGCCAGTCAGAAAGTCAGCTATATCACCAACATCATCGCCAAATGCATCACGGAGCCCTGCGCCTAATTGTTTAACTTCTGCCAGCGCGTTTTGAGCATTACCAATGAGTGACTGTGTTGCATTTGAAATATCTTTATCATTTCCAGATTTTAAAGCTTCCTTATATTTTTTAAAGCTTTTAGAAAATGCTGAAAACGGGTTATTCTTATCAACTGCATTGGATACCTCATTCCCTTTGTCTTTAAGCCTCTGGAACTCCTCAATAGTCATGGTGACCGTTTCTTTGATCACCTCTCCATCCTCACTAATCTGGTCTGTTGGAATTTCGACCTGGATCATGGTCTTACCGCCCTGCGTGATCTGTTTAGCAGATTCCAGAACAGAATCAATATTTTTTTTCAGGGATTTCAGGGTGAGAGTACCATACTTTTCGATATCTCCGAAAGCCTGCTGATAGAAAGAAGATAATTTTAAGGCGGCATCGCTCTGGACCTGGTTCAAAGCAAGTGTGCGCTGTTCGTTCAGCTTGTCAATTTCTGCTTGTGTTGCCCCGGCTTCAATATCTTGTTTTACAAGGTCGTCATATTTATCATTGACAGCTTTTTTCTCTTTATCGATATCTGAAAGAAACGCCTCAGTAGCCTGGTCCCATATCTTTTTTCGGGCATCAGCTGCATCCTGGTCAAGTTTCTCTATGTCCTTGACGTATTGCTGATCGGCAACAAGCCGCTGATCGTTTAAGTTTTTATCGTAATCAGCGGCACCCGTATCGCTTGGATTTTGATTAGTGTAATCAGAAAGGGAGATTACGTATCCCTGATCTGTTGACTTCTTTCCAAGTTTTTTATTAAGATCATTAAGATAAGCCTGTTCTTGTTTATTGATGTCAGCGAGTTGATCTTCATAAGACTGTTTGCGAAGTGCTTTCTGCTTGTCCAGCCCATCCTGCATCAAAGCAATGATGGCCCTATTTTTTGATAACTGCAGATCAACTTCTTTTTGGTTGAGATCTTTCTGTGCCTCGAGTTGGTCTTGCTCATTTTTGATCTGCTTTTCGGTTTCCTTTTTTTTGATCCCGGTAAGTGTTTCAAGCTTACCCTTTAGCTCCTTAATTGTCTTTTCCTGATCCTCAATATCGGTTACTGTAGTGATATTGGAAGGGGACCGCATGTCAGATAACTTTTTCTCTGCTTTTACAATGGCTGTGGTCGTTTCTTCAATCTGTTGCTGTACCGTTTCAGTGCTTTTTTTAATATTATTATTTGATTCAGCAGATTTAACTGAAACTTCACTGAATAATTTCAATAAACCTTTTTCTGCTTGTTTAGTGATTTCTATCTGGTTGTTTAGGTATTCAAATTCTGCCTGTTTCGTGCGCCCGGGAGTGAAAGAAGGGCCAAGTCCAATACCAGCATTAAATGCCTCGACATTTCTTCTTAGCAATCCGGGTAGCTGTTTTTCAAGGTCGCTGGACGATGGTAGCAATTCTCCAATTCTTTTGTTTCGTAATTCATTGATCTTTGAAATAATGATAGTTAGTTTTTCTTCCTTGTCGGTTACGCCATCAATGCTTGATGCAATGTCATCAATAATTTTTTGGGCCCCTGGATCAATAATGTCAGCCTGCGTGTTTGTTAGTAGCGTGTTGAAAAAGTCAGCCAATGAAGTTGAGCCTGACTTAATAGCCTTTCCTAAATCTCTCATCTCACGGGTCCATTTATTATGGACTTGCGACCATTTATTATCGGCTTCCTCCATCATCGTGTTGTAGGCTTTATCCATTGCTCCGGTGGATTTGGTCGTTTCGTTCAGGTCTTCGGCTGCCCCGGCTGCTTTTTCTCCCGTGAGGGCAAGGACAGCGTTCACCCCTTCCACGTCCGGTATTAGTTCTTTTAGCTTGTTTTGGCTACCTCCTGCAATTTGAGCAATCCTATTGAGCCCTTCCTGATAGGTCATCGATGCAGACCATCCATCGCCTAGGACCTTATTCATGTTCACGATGGAAGACCGGATCTGGGTCATTGCCTGGGCTGTCGGTGTACCCTGCTTTGTAATCGTCTGTAGGGCCGCAAATATTTGTTCAAATCCAATTTTGTTTGCAGCGGCCAAGGGTGCGACCTGGGCGATACTCTGAGCCAGTTCTCCAAATGTTGTTTTACCGCGTTCTACGGTCTTAAACATTACATCGGACACCTTTCCAGCGTTGTCAGCTGAAATTCCCCAGGCATTGAGAACGGTAGTCAAACCGTCAGCCGCAATCGTTGTATCGGTAATACCAGCCGTTGCCGCCTTACTGGATACTTCCAGAAGTTTTAACCCCGCCTCGCCATCGTACCCGGCAGATACGATCTGGTAAAAAGCTTTCGATAGCTTTATCGCATCATCCGGACCATTTGCAGCCAGATTAACAATTCTGTCAGATATTCCCTCGATATCATTCTGAACAGCTTTTGAAATAGTCTGTACTTCGCGCATTGCCATGCCGTAGGCATTCTCAAAGTCCAAAGCCTCTTTTCCTAATTTCACAAACTTATAAGCTGCGGATAAAGCAGTAATCGGGCCGATAAACATACTTGCCGTCTGTCCTACTCGCTTAAACATCTGCTCGACGGTATCTCCGGAGTGAGCGGCATTCTTCGCCCAATTGGAAACTTCCTGGTTGGACCGTCTTAGTCCGGACTTTAACTTGCTGTCGTCGTATATACCTTCGAAATATAATCTACTCATTTGTGTTTGCTCCTATTCTTGAATTTGCTCAGGTAGGCGTCGGCCTCGTCCTTATCTGTCACGTAGATATCTTCTTTTTTGCCCTTGTGGTCATAGTAAGGGAAGTCGGTCATTTGAAGGTTCAGGGAAATCCATGTCATCCGCATCAGTTCTTTATCGGTAAGTTTCAGTTTATCCCGCATCATTGGGATCCGGCCAAATATGCTGTTCCCGCCCTTTATTTTTCCTTCTTCTTTTTCCGCATCTGGTTGACGCTCCGTGCCGATTCCATAATAAAAAAAAACCGGTCACCGTTTATCCTGGCTTTCACTACATTCCAAAGTGCCTCGATGTCTTCGTAAGGCAGTGCATTGATCGCTTTTCGGATGATCCATTTTGCCGGAAAGCTTGTTGCTGTTGCAATAGCTTGTGAGATATGTCTCATATCTTTGGCGTTTTTCATCAGCTCGGTGAATATTGGAGCATCCGGATCATAGTCGTTTATCATCGATATTTTCTCCGATATCCGGATGACATTCTCGGCACTGACGTAATGAAGTTGTGTTCTCAGCCTCAGGACCCCATATTTGATCGTGACCTTAAATCCCTTTGTGCGCTTTCCCAGGATCAGCCTGGCGGCTTCTGTTTCAATGTTTTTATCGTGTTTCATGATTAGAAAGAAACCCCGGAACTGGCCGGGGTTTTAATTAATGTTTAATTTTATGCTTCCGGAATTACCACGTCTGAAATCTCCCAATCTCCGGCCAGGTCAGTTGTAGCAAGAGGCTTAATATTTACCTGGAGCATAAAGCCCGTATCACGACCTCCACCGCCTGTTATTTTCGCAAAAATGCGGGCATTGTAGAAGTTGAAATAATGACCGGATTCAGTCTCGATCTGCATTGCCAGCTTGTCATTTCGGAAAGTAACGCCTTTTTTCCACTTTGCAGCAGACGTTCCAGTTACAGCAGCAACAGCAGTACCACCTTTCAGGGCTTCCAGATGATCGTACTGGACATTATGGAACTGGGCGCTAATGGTTGTTTCTCCTTCTGACACCTGAACCGAATCAACTGGAGGCATTGTTTGATCAGTGAAGAAATCCTGATAAGTCGGATCTCCTTCATCCATCGATATGCTTCCACGAACCGTCTCGGGAAGTGCATATAGGTTTGCACCCTCAGGCATTGTTGTCGTCCCTGTAGGGGTACCGTAACTGATTGTTTTTACAGCATAAATTCTAGCCATTTTAAAAGTTATTTAAGATTCTTACAATAAATCGTAAATTCATATAGTGCTCATGTTGCGCCTCTTCCGGCATCATTTCTGAGCTTTCAAGGTCAATGAGCACTTCAGTAGTAGACACTTTTTCAAGTATCGTGAGAACAGCATTGGACAGTGCATTTATAGCTGTCTCATTCGGGACGCCATCCGCTGTATCCTTCACATGACAGTTGACGTTCATAAGAACCCGCTGCGTCTCATCATCATTGACCTGCATCGGCAGAGTGTTGATAACGATATACTCAGAGGCCGTGACAGTAGTAGGCTTGCTAATCCTGTACTTTGGCTTATTGATTGAAGCCAATAGAGGGTACACTTTGTCAATTGCGTATGATGTCAGCTTTTTCATCGGAATTCTCCTTTTACATCAAAGTTCATCGTTCCTGAAATACGTGCTTTACGCCGGTACATTGCGGCATACTTATCAAACATTCGCCTGAGATCAAAAAGAGCTGCGTCTGTCTGTATGGTTATAACATTCAGTCCTCTGCTTTCGACCGCGCTGGCATAGTCCATTCCTGCAACACCCACCAACTGAAGAGAGGAGTTGACCTCAACTTCATTAACCGCCCGTCTGGCTGCCGACATGCCATCTGCCGTGATCTTTGTCGAACCGTCGCCTTTAAGGTTCTCTTTAACGATGTTCCCATTGCGTAAAATAAAATAACCGATTGAACTTCGAAGGTTTCCTGTATCATCTCCAAAGCCGCCTTCTGCTTTACTCATCAGGCGCGCATCTTTAATGAACTTTTCACCGACGTACTGCATGATCCTGAAGATATCAGACTCAATCTTCGCTACTACCATCATCTGCTCGCGCAGTGAGGCGCCCTGGTCAAATGTCACTTTTAGAGCCATATCCGTGAGTTTAGCTGTCCGTTATGGGCACGTTTGACTTTACCACTGACTGAGGCAAACCTTTCACCTGCATTGACGATGATCATATAATCGTCGTTCGTGAGTATCAGTTTTCCGGTTGATTCAGCCAGATAACCAAGGTCTTGATACTTCCCGATATTGGCGCCGGTAATGGTGTAGTCGGCGTCAACTGGGATCAAGTCCTCATGTTTAGGCATGAACACGTCGAAGGAATAGTCCATCATGCTCCCATCTTTCCCGACAATTTTCTGCGCCTTGGAATTGACCTCAGCCCGGCACTGGTAGGCCCATGGCCCCTGTTGAGCGCCAGGAACATACACTCCTGTATCCGGATCCTGGTGCGGCTCAGATTGCCAAGTTATAATGATCGTATGTGGGTATTGCTCTACTACCATCCTGATGGTGCTTTACCTCTGGGAACTTCAATTGTTTTTTTGGCATTATCCGTGACAACCGGCTCGTCATAATTCAGATAGATTGAATTCGCTATCTTGATGAAGTTTGATTTGTCCGTCACGCTAATCTGATAGTCACCTTCAGAGATATTCACCGCCGTAACCAGTACCTTGTACAGGTCGGCCGTTGCCAGCTCAAACTCTTTTGACTTGCCGGTATATTCAGCAGAAACGGACAATCCGCGGTCAAGGAGCACCAGGTTAAAGGTATTCTCTGATAACGGATAGCCCGCTACAACTGACTTTATGGCTTCCAGATTGGTCACTCTTCCTCTACCTTGTTGCTTTCCGGTTCAACTTCTTCACCCAGGAAGACTGCCGGGACTTTGTCGGTGCCTTCAGTGTCTTCGCTTCCGCTCCAATCAGCCCCGTCTGCCTTTAGGATGTATATTGCATCCGGATCGTTCACAACCGGAAAGGCGTTAGCCTCTGCTTTGGTCCATTCCTTAAATGGTTCCAGTTCCGACCATTTGGTGATCAGAATAAAATCCTGTTTTACCATCTGCGCAACCTTCTGAACAGCAGCAGAACTTTCTGCTGCGATAGGTCCATGCTGGATATCCCCCACGTTCAGATCTTCCAGGAAGCAGATTCTTTTGCGCTCCCACGGGTTGATGGTAGTCCTGACGTGAGCTTTGCTCTCGACGCGTACAGCCGGATTGACGGTTACGATCTGCACCGGTATTTCCTGCTCGTCAAGGTATTCATTTATCACCTTTTTCGTAACCACGACCTTGGTGGTGGTGTTGATCCAGGCCTTGACTTTATTGATCGTTGCGGTCTGTTTCTTCAACAGGGCAAAGTCAGATACGTGCATGACCACATATTTGATGCTAACGCCATTTGCGGCGGCATCGGTAATCACGTCATCAATATCCTGCAATCCATCTGCGGTAGCAGATGTTGCCCAGTCAACAGTAGATACCTTTTTGTTAGCTGACGGCATCCCGCAACCAACGAACTCTGCTGTCACGACCCCTGCATTGTTCGTTGCATTGAGGATGAAACCTGCCTTGCTCATCAACTGCATAGTCCACCACTCAAAACGTCCGCGGACAGAGTTATATACAAAATCCTGATCCTTAAAGGCAAGGTTCAGAAGTTCCAGCTGTGAAGCATCGCCCTGTGCATCACGCTCCAACTGCCGGTATTCGTTGTAGTCGCTTTCGTTCATACCACGCTTCACGGCTGTCTTGGGGATATCCCCGGACAGCTTACCGATAACTTCACGCGTCTTTTGAGGTGCGGAAGCATCAAAGCTGATCACGTCAGCGATGACCGGAGCGCCTTTCTCTCCGGTCAGGGTTTCCCACTTCAGGGAGGTCTTTGATTTAATCCCGAAAAAGTTCGGGAAGTACATCGGCCTTACATGCCGGGTGTTCAGCCTGGCCGTCATGTTCTTGCGGTTCACTTGTTTGATAAGAGATCTTTCCATTTATGAAAGTTTTTAGAGATTATACAAAACGGATGAAATTCAATTTTGCCTTCAAAGCTGCATCGAGAGGGAATGGCATGACTGCCTCGTTAACAGTCCCGCGGACCAGAAGCCCGGAAACCTGGTTAGCAACGGTCAAATCTACCTTGTTCATGGTGATACACTCGGGGGCGTATTTGTAAACAGCATTGCCAGCCGTAGCATCAGCATTGGCGAGTACTAATACATCTCCTTCGGCTGCGGCACCAATAGTAGAAGCAATTGTAACAACATCGTAATCAGCGTTACTCTTGTCGACTGCCGAGATGGTGTTGGCAATTCCTGCCAAGCCGGATTTTGTAATCTTATCTCCAACTACGAACACGTGATTTTTCTTGACCTGGTAAGCGGTTACACTTGCACCGGCCGTAGCGTGCATTTTTGCGGTTTTCACAACGTGATACAGGCCATTTTCATCTTTTCCAACGATACACAACGGAGGAAGCTCATCGAGCTGAATGCCTCCAAAAGTGGCTCCTGTCAGGTCAGATCGCGAAATAGTGCCTCCACCGATCACATCCTCGATGATCTTCTCAATCCCTGGATGGTACTGAAATTCATTTTCTCTTTTTAAGTACATAATAATGAATAATTAAGGTTATTTAATACCTAAGTCAACCACACCCGGGTTGCTCGCTTTCGTATCCGTGTCCATGAGCTTTGCCCATTCTTCTTCTGTGCGCTCCTTCGGCTGCTGGAAGCCTGGGGTATACTGTCCGCTTTCAACGGCAGCATTGATTACGCCCTGCTGGATGGAGACATACTCGTCATTAAGTGCCGTTACCTGGTCTTCGATAGAGGTTTCGGAGTCGGCATTGATTCGTCCGATCCAGTTATCTGGAAGTTTCTTTTCAGATAATAACTTCTTTGCTGTTGCTGTTTTTTCAGCGCTGGCAACTGTCTTGACGTTGGTCTGTACCATGCCTTTCAGTTCTTCGATAGTTTTATTCTGAGCTTCAATTAGCTTTACAATTGCAGGATCCAGTTTGGACGCGTCAGGGTTTGGTTCCTCCTCCTTTTTGGCAGGTTTACCATCTTTCAACCCATGCTTCTTTTCATAATCAGCGACAGCCTTTTCGACTTCTGCTTTTTTTGCAGCTTCTGCAGCAGTTTCTGCCTCGGTAATCGCCGGGAGAATATTCTCTTTAAAGTTGTCAACCGAGGACTCAACATCTTCAGCTTTTTCAACTTTGGACGCCTTTTCAATGCGGGCAGCATATTTTTCAGGAACTCCCTTTGTTTTACAGGCCCGTCTAATCAATTCAAGTATTGTCATACATTAAAATTTTAGTGAATACTTTGCTTTAAAATATAAACCGGAATAAGTTTTTCCCAGGAGAGGTGTCTTTCCTGAATATTTTAGTATTTCGTTGTGTTTGAGAAATTTTGTAACTTTGTAGTATGACAACTCATTATCCTATCGGAGCCATCATTGGCGATATTGTCGGATCCCGTTTTGAATTCAATAATCACAGAAGTACAAAATTTGATCTGCTCACAGAGGATTGTTCATTCACAGACGATACGGTTTGCACGATTGCCGTAGCTGACTGGCTGATGAATCCACTTAAGGGTATTGCCGAAACAATGCGTTACTGGTGCCGGAAGTTTCCGAATCCAGCGGGCGGTTACGGGGGATCATTCAGAAACTGGGTCTTCTCAGATGCAGGTCCATACAACAGCTTTGGAAATGGCGCTGCAATGCGGGTTTCCCCGTGTGCCTGGTTCTCCGATGATCGAAATGTTGTTTTGGAAAAAGCGCGTTTATCAGCTGCATGCACTCACGATCACCCGGAAGGAATTAAGGGTGCAATGTGTATTGCAGATTGTATTTTTCACGCAAGGACCGGCTCTGGCAAAAAGGATATTGAGAATCTCGTGACAGAGTATGGGTACGACCTGGGGATGCCTTGTAATTCTATTCGAAAGACAAATACTTTCAACGAAACCTGTCAGGTTACCGTTCCGCAGGCAATTGTTTGCTTTCTCGAAAGCGATGATTTTGAAAGCGCCATCCGGCTGGCCATATCGATCGGCGGCGACAGCGATACGATCGCGGCAATAACCGGTAGCATCGCGGAGGCTTATTACGGAATCCCGGATCATATTATCTCTTCCGCCCTGGAATACTTACCCCAGGAGTTTATAGATGTATTATCAAACTTCAATCATCAAAAAAATGAACTACAGCATGTATCGATACTTCAAAGGGGAGAAGGAGAACCCGTTTGATCCGGAAAAAGAAAATACCGCAAACCAATTCTGGCAGTACGAAGCCAAATTTGAGCATGAATACTCCGGATCGAAAGAAAACAAGGCCGGAACTCTGAAAATATGGCTCAAAGACCTGTTTACACATCTGTCTGATCGTTATGATTCTTTCGACGACGGGGAGTCTTTTCGCATCAAGTATGAGATTGGCTAAATCTGAGCCACAACCTCCGCGTCGATATAAAGCTTGCCGTACCTGTCCCGCTCAATCTTTGTAATCCTGAATGATGTTCCCCTTTGAATTATTGTCTCCAATTCCGAATTCAGCGTATATTTTGTCGATCCATCCCATAGGTTGTTGTGATCAAGGCTGTCTCCGTTATACCTGGAGAAAGGCTCTGAATACACCATCTTCGTTCCTTTTGGACAATAGATATTTAGGATATCGCCGCTGAATCCTGTACCCTTAGCACTCCCACAGGAGACAAACCCTTCATCTTTGACAATCTTACCGACAAACGATTGTAATTCACTATTTGACATGCTCGCCAATTTATTCCCGTCAAGGCCGAGCCCCAGGAAGTTTGAAGTACCTTGCTTACCCTCTACTCCTCTTTGCAGCCAGGTGTCCCTTTTAGAAGATGTTCTGTTCAGGAAATTTGTAAGAGAATCGATATAACCCTTAGCTCCCTCATGATTTAGGTCAACCTTACCAACCCCTTCATATGAGTACCAGCTTCCCTTGAAACCACGAAGTGGCCTATTGAAGGCTCCACTACCTTCCGTGTATCTGGTAGCAGCTATTTTTTCGGCATTGGAAGTCTCAGCCCAAACTCTCTCAGTGTCCGGTCGTAGCACATCGTCAGCACGTTGTCTCGATTTTGCCCATAAAGCAGCATCCTTGCGAGCCTGTATATAATCACTCTCATTAATCTTTCCGATCTTGAGTGATTTCTTAGCCTTGATCGCTTCCAGTCTTGCAACCTCTTGATTTAACTTTTGCGCTTTTGTTTTCAGTACCAAGATTGAAGTATCCTTCCCGGCTAACTGATTGAATTCGCTTGCCAGCTGCTTGACCAAAGCGCTTTTAGTCGTTTCGGCATAGCCTAGAGAGTGAGTAACACTTAGCTTAATATCTTCTTTTTTAATCGTATACTCTATTTTTGCCAGGCGCTTCTTGTAAGCATCCTGGGCGATCTGCCAAGTGTTGTATTTTTTGTTGTCTCCGACCCACTTAATCTCGAATTCAAGCTTTGCCTTTTGTTGAGTGAGAGACAGGTCCTTCCATCCGGCCAGCTTCGACTCGACCGCACCATACACCGACTTGATCTCTGGCATACTGAAGGTAGACTTCAGGTTCTTTACACCCACAAGCAAGGTTTCAAGTTGATTGATTTCAACCCTTTCATCCCAGGCGGCTTTAATTTTCGTCTTGCTGGTCAGCTGGGCAACCATCTCGTCGATCCTGGACAAGGCAGTTCCTTTCTGTATCTCTCCTTCTATCTTGGCCGTCAATTTCGCTATGACCGGGCTTTCCTTTCCATATTGAGCCTTTGCCTCGGCAAGCTGACTGTTGTATTTCCTGCCTGCAACCCGGGTGTTCCACTTTTGCTGTATCTCTGCCTTATGTTGTGCGGTCTTGACAGCTTTCGCGGGAGTCTTAACGGGACCGGCGCCAAAGAACTTGCCATTATCCCCAACCACATAGCGCTGTAGGGACGCATTGTCTTTGATGTACTTCCTTGCCTCCGAGGGAATATCTGTAATGAATTCAGACTCTGAAACCGGCACATCATCCACAAGCGAATCAATAAAGGCATCTTCCTCCTGTAGGATAGGGGTGGCTACGCAGATACAAAATGGATGCCACCCTCCGAAGTGAAAATCTTTCGGATATTTGCCTACCATCGAGTCACAGATCGGGCACGGACCGAAATTATTTTCTGAGCGCCGTATTTCAATACCCAGGACGAATTCAAGCTTTGACCACCGCTCATGGTCTGCAGTCCGATACGACCGGTTGGTCCTGGTTACGGCAAGGCGCTTGGCATTCATAAAACTGGACCGGTACACGCCGGTGCCCGGATGGTAAGCTTTCATTGGGGCGGATGGGGCCAGCTTTCCGTCTGCATTGCGGATGCGGTGAAATCGCTTGTCAGGGTTTTGGAGGAGCTGTCGCACATCCTGACTGATCAGCGTCGCAGGCCGGCCGGTTGAAAGTCC